AGACTACTAAGTAGCTCAGCATCAGCAATAGCACCAACGCTTAGGGCCACATAGTAATACTCACGACCATTTCGTGTTGCTCTATTCAATACAGCACCAATTGGGATCGCAATCAAATCAACTTCAGGCACAGGATGAGGAATACAAAAACTTTCAATATTTTCAAGCGCTATAGACTCATAAACCCCCACATCAGGACTGCCGTCAGACTTCTTCAAAGTCAAATGAAAAACTCCGCGAACCGCGCCTTTCAGGACATGTTTATTCGTTACAATACAAGGTATATCAGTGCTATCACTTACGCAAAAATGATATATATATCCACTACCATAAGACTCGTTACCATGATTATCGAAGCATGAAATTCTAACGGTACAATGAACCAACTGTGAAATAGGATGAATAAAACCACTCATAACGGCATTTCCTTAACTGAAAAACATGTGCAACAGTTAGCATCAGATGGCTAAGCTATGGACTGAATATTCTCGCCAAAACGAAAAATCATCTCAATGCTCAAGTCGATAGATTAGAAAACAACCTTGTATCTTAGCAGTGTACAACTCGCGGTAGCTGCAAGCGTACACGCGCAGCGCCACCATCGTCGCCATGAACGACTTCGCCGCCCTCTCCCGCATGCTCGAAAACCTCATCCGCTTCGGCGTCATCGCCGCCGTGCAGATAGAACCTGCCCGTGTGAAGGTAAAAACCGGCCAACTGACCACGGCCTGGCTGCCATGGCTCGCCCTGCGCGCTGGAGCCGACCAGGTATGGGACCCGCCGACAGAGGGTGAACAAGTCATGTTGTTCAGCCCGTCCGGCCAGCTCGCCAATGGTGTTGCTGTGACAGGCGTATTCAGCGACCACATTCCGGCCAAAGGCAAACGCACAGGCCTGCACCGCCGCACCTACGCCGATGGCACCGTGATCGAGTACGACAGCGTTGCCCATCACCTCAACGCCACCCTGGTCGACGGCGGCACCACCAACCTGATCAGCAAGGGCGGCATCAACCTGGTCGGCGACATCACCCACCGGGGCGACTACACCCAAACCGGCAACCAGAACGTCACTGGCAAGGTCACCGTCTCGATTGATGTGGTCGCGGCCGGGGTCAGCGTGGTCGAACACCCACACTTAGGCGTCAAGTCCGGCGGTGACCAATCCGGGAGGCCTATCCCAACATGAACCGACAAACCGGCGGCGCCATCGACAACCAGGCCCATATCAGCCAGTGCATCTCCGATATCCTCACCACGCGACTCGGCACCCGAGTGATGCGCCGCGAATACGGCAGCCTGCTGCCCGAGCTGGTGGACCATCCATTCAACGATGTCATCCGTTTACAGGTCTACGCCGCCACGGTCATGGCTCTGATGCGCTGGGAGCCACGCATCAGCCTCAGCCGCGTGCAATTCACCGGGGCCAGCCTGCAAGGCCAAGCTGTGCTGGATCTGGAAGGCAGTGTGGTCGACACCAATGAACCACTGAGCCTCAGCTTGCCGCTGCAACTGGGAGGCAGTGTATGAACAGCTTCGCCGCCATCGACCTCAGCCAGCTCCCGCCACCGCAGATCGTCGAACAGATCGACTTCGAACTGATCCTGGCCGAGCGTAAGGCTTACATGATCAGCCTCTGGCCGGCCGAGGAACAGGCGGAAATCGCCGCCCGCCTCGACATGGAGTCGGAGCCGCTGACCAAACTGCTGCAAGAGAACGCCTACCGCGAAACCATCTGGCGCCAGCGGGTCAATGAAGCCTCCCTGGCTAACCTGCTCGCCACCGCTCGGGGGACCGACCTGGAACAACTGGCGGCCAACTTCAACGTGAAAAAGCTGGTCATTCAGGAAGGCAAGCCATCGGCGGTGCCGCCTGTGCCAAGGCTTATGGAAAGCGACGACAGCCTACGCGAGCGGGCACAAATGGCCTGGGAAGGTCTGAGCACCGCCGGTCCGCGCAACAGCTACATCTTCCACGCCCGGGCGGCTGACGGCCGGGTTGCCGATGCCACCGCCGAAAGCCCGTCGCCTGCCGTGGCCGTGGTCACGGTGCAATCGTTACTCGGCGATGGCACGGCCTCTGCTGACCTGCTCGCCAGCGTCAACGCTTACCTCAGCGACGATGACCGCCGGCCGGTAGCGGACCGTTTGACTGTCCAGGGCGCGCAGATCGTTCGGTACCAGGTCAAGGCCAAGCTCTATCTGTTGTCCAGCGGGCCGGAATCGGAGCCGATTCTTGCCGCTTCTGAAGCGCGCTTGCTGGCCTACGTCAATCAACGCCGTCGACTCGGTATGGAAGTGTCAGAGTCGGCACTGCACGCCGCCGCTCACGTTGAGGGCGTGCGCAAGGTCGAGCTGGAAGGCTGGGTCGATATCGTCGCGACCAAAGCCCAGGCGCCCTACTGCACCAAAGTCACCGTCACCCTTGGTGCTGGGTAATGGCCGCCCAGCAGCTGCTGCCGGGGAACTCCACACCGCTGGAACGCCAAGCGGCGCAGGCGCTCGCGCAAATTCAGCGCGTGCCCATTCCTCTACGACAGCTCTGCAACCCTGACACCTGTCCTGTTGATCTTTTGCCGTACCTGGCCTGGGCCTTTTCGGTGGATCGCTGGGACAGCAAATGGGCCGAGGCCGCGAAACGGTCCGCCATTCGATCATCCCACTTCATCCATTCGCGCAAGGGCACCATCGGCGCCCTGCGGCGTGTGGTTGAACCACTGGGATACCTGATCGAAGTCCTGGAGTGGTGGCAGACCACCCCTCTGGGTGTGCCTGGCACCTTCGCCATCAAGGTCGGCGTGCTGGAAACCGGCATCACCGAAGAGATGTATCAGGAACTGACCTGGCTGATCGATGACGCCAGGCCCGTCACCCGTCACCTCACTGGCCTGGCGATCAGCCTTGAAACCACGGGCGTGCTCAACATCTTCGCCAGCGTTTACGAAGGCGATGAAATCGACGTCTACCCGCCAGTCCTTCGCGACATCGTCACCACGGGCATTATCGGGGCACCTGGCCGCGAACACTCCATCGACACCGTCGACATCTATCCGCCGAGCCCCGGCGTCATCAACCTCGCCTGCTACATCGGCGCCGCCGGGCGGGAACACTCCATCGACACACTGGACATCTACCCATGATCGATCCCAACTCTCAATTTTTTGCGATTCTTACAGCGGTCGGTGAAGCCAAACAGGCCAACGCTGACGCCCTGGGCATTCCTTGGAAGCTCACCGAGCTGGGGGTGGGTGATGCCAACGGCACCGACCCCATTCCAGACCGTACGCAAACGAAGCTGATCAACGAGCGGCGCCGTCGACCACTGAACAAGCTGTCAGTTGACGCGGCCAACCCCAATATCATTGTGGCCGAGCAGATCATCCCGGCCGACGAAGGTGGCTGGTGGATTCGGGAAATCGGTCTGTATGACTCTGACGGCGCCCTGGTGGCCGTTGCGAACTGCGCACCGAGCTACAAACCCCTGATGTCCCAAGGCTCTGGCCGTACACAAGTGGTTCGCATGAACTTCATTGTCTCCAGCGCCGCCAACGTTGTGCTGAAGATCGATCCCGCTGTTGTGTTGGCAACACGGCAGTACGTCGACGAAACCACTGCCGACGCGATCAACAGGCAGGACGCGAAGCAATCCGTCCTGGTGGCGACCACCGGGCCAATTCAGTTGGCCGGTTCTCCAACCGTTGACGGTGTGGTTGTGCCGCTCGGCTCGCGGGTTTTGGTCAAGGATCAAGCGCAGGCCAAAGACAACGGGATCTACCTGACGGCGGACATCTGGAAGCGGACCACCGATGCAGACAGCAACGCCAAGGTCACCCCTGGACTGATGGTTGCCGTCGAGCAAGGCGCGGTGAATGCCGATACGTTGTGGCTGCTGTCGACGGATGGGGCAATTGTTCTGGGTACCACGGCGCTCACCTTTAAAGGTGTGACACAGGGTCTTGCCCCCATCAACTCGCCGGCTTTTTCGGGTTTCCCGACAGCACCAACACCTCCACGGTTCGACAGTTCCAATAAGCTGGCAACAACCGAGTCTGTACAGCAAGCAATCGGTTCTTTTGCGACATCTCGTGGCATCGGCGCCGCTACGCAACTCACCTCCGCCGACGTTGGCTTATCGATTGGTATGGGCGGTTCGACCAGTTACAACGTCACACTGCCGGACGTAAACGATGTACCTGCGGGCGCAACCATCGGCCTTCACTGTCGCAACGGCTCACCCGTGACGATCCTGAGCAAGACCGGTGCGCAAATAAGCCCGAATGGTGAATATCTCAGCTCCATAGTCATGAAGTCTGGTGCTAACGCGCAGTTCGTAAAAGAGGGATCGGTGTGGTGCGTGTATGGCACGGCGGGCCTAAAAAACTCATCAATGTTTAGCGCCTCGCTTAGTCCAAACGGGTATCAACGCTTACCGAGTGGCTTGCTTATGCAGTGGGTCAACGTCTCTATTCCACCCACCCAAGGCGGGACTACGAACTTTAACTGGCCAATTGCATTTGACGTTGCTTGCTCGGCAATTTCGTTCGCGGCCGACTTCACGGTATCCGCATATGGATATCTCAACTTAGCGGTGGTCAATCGCAGTAAAACAGGTGCACAACTTATAAATAACGGCATGACTGCTGTTCTAGGCGCTCAAGCCGGAACAACGATCATTGGCATCGGATATTGAGGGTTTCAACCATGATTCTTTATTCAAAGAGTACCGGTGGCTTTTATGACCCAGCAGAAAACGCCTTTGTCCCGAAGGACTCGATTGAAATCAGTGATGAGGACCACTTCTCCCTTTTAGAGGGAGCAACCAAAGGAAAAATCATCGCCGCGAACAAGAAAGGCTACCCAGTACTTGTTGATCCGCCGCCGCTTTCTCAGGAAATACTGACGGCGAACGAACGGGATTGGCGCTCACAACAACTGACGGCCACGGATGGTGTGGTGACCCGTCATCGCGACGAGCTGGAGGAAGGCTCTGAAACTACCTTGAGCACTGCCCAGTATACGGAACTGCAAGTCTATCGCCGATCACTTCGCAACTGGCCCGAAGCGGGTGAATTCCCATTGATCGAGCACCGGCCATCAGCGCCGACATGGCTGGCAGACCAGTTTCAGTGACACCCTGCCATGTGGCAATCACCACTTGGCCCTGTAATCACCCACCCTACAAGCCCCGCCGCTCGCCCAATCGGCGCGCGCGCGGCAGCCTGTGCACTGTCATTCCATCACAGCGCAGGCAAAACCCATGGCCGATTATCTCCACGGCGTGCGGGTCATCGAACTCAACGACGGCACCCGCCCCATTCGCACTATTCCCACCGCAGTCATCGGCATGGTTTGCACTGCTGAAGATGCGGACGCAACTGTTTTCCCCCTGGACACTCCCGTCCTGATCACCAACGCGCAAACCGCCGTCGGCAAGGCCGGCGTCAAGGGCACCCTGGCTGCGAGCCTGCAAGGCATCGCCGACCAGACCAAGCCCTACGTCATTGTGGTGCGGGTCAAGGAAGGCGCTGATGAAGCGGCCACCACCACTGCGCTGATCGGCACCACCACTGCCGATGGCAAGTACACCGGCATGAAAGCACTGCTCGCCGCTAAGGCCCGTGTCGGCATGACGCCGCGCATCCTCGGCGTGCCAGGCCTGGACAGCTTGCCGGTGGCCACCGCTCTGGGTGCCATCGCCAAAGACCTGCGCGCCTTCGCCTACGTCAGTGCGTGGAACTGCAAAACCAAAGAAGAGGTGGTCGCTTACCGCGAGAATTTCGGCGCCCGCGAAATGATGGTGATTTGGCCGGACTTCCTCAATTGGAACACGGCCACCAACATGACAGCCAAGGCCTCGGCCGTGGCTCGTGCACTGGGCTTGCGAGCCAAGATCGACCAGGAAACTGGCTGGCACAAAACCCTTTCCAACGTCGCCGTCAGCGGCGTGACCGGTATCAGCGCCGACGTGTTCTGGGATCTGCAAAACCCAGCCACCGATGCCAATTACCTCAACAGCAACGAAGTGACAACACTGATCAATTCCAACGGCTTCCGCTTCTGGGGCAGCCGCACCTGTAGCGACGATCCGCTGTTTGCCTTCGAGAACTACACCCGCACCGCGCAGATCCTCGCCGACACCATGGCCGAGGCGCAAATGTGGGCCATTGACCGCCCTATGCATGCCTCACTGGTGCGTGACGTGATCGAAGGCGTGAACGCGAAGATGCGTGAGCTGACGTCGCAGGGTTATCTGATAGGAGGCAGTTGCTGGTTCCCAGATGACGCCAACGACAAGGACACCTTGAAGGCTGGCAAGCTCTGGATCGACTACGACTACACCCCCGTGCCGCCCCTGGAAGACCTCACCCTTCGTCAGCGAATCACCGACCGCTACCTGATCGAATTCGCCAAAGGCATCAACAGCTAAAAACCGGGTCTCCCCGCAAGGGGAGTTCACCCTGAACCCGAATCCCGGAGAACACCGCCATGGCACTGCCTCGCAAGCTCAAAAACCTCAACCTGTTCAACGACGGCAACAACTACCTGGGCGTAGTGAAGTCCGTCACCCTGCCCCCGCTCGGCCGCAAGATGGAAGCCTATCGCGGTGGCGGCATGAACGGCCCGGTCAAAGTAGACCTGGGCTATGCCGATGACGGCATCCAGTTCGAATGGAAGACCGGCGGTCTCGATCTTATCTCCCTTAAACAGTTCGGCGCGGTGAATGCCTCGGCCGTGGCCCTGCGTTTTTCTGGTCCTTTCCAGCAGGACGACACCGACGAAGTCAGCACCGTGGAAGTCGTTGTGCGTGGACGCCATGAAACCATCGAGATGGGCGAAGCCAAGGCTGGCGAAGACACAGAACACTCCATCAAGACCACCTGCAGCTATTACAAGCTGACGGTCGACGGTACCGAAATCATCGAAATCGACCTGCTCAACTTCATCGAGAAGGTCAATGGCGTTGACATGCTGGCCAAACAACGCAGCGCTCTGGGTATCTGACCCGACCGTTCAATCACCTGTAACCTTCACCAGGAGCTTTTCCAATGACAACCAAAGCAACCACCGAACAGCCTGACGTACAGCCACTGGCCGACGACAACACCGTCATCCTCGACACCCCGTTCCGTCGCGGCACCACCGACATCAATAGCATCACCCTGCGCAAACCTTCCTCGGGTGAACTGCGTGGCGTGAGCCTGTCCGACCTGCTGAATCTCGATGTGGCCAGCCTGATCAAGGTCATCCCTCGCATCAGCAGACCAGGTATCACCGCCGTTGAAGCTGCAGGCCTCGACCCGGCCGACCTGGTCGCCATTGGTAGCAAGGTCGTTGGTTTTTTGTTGCAGAAGTCGGTGAAAACGGATGCATCCCTCGTTGCGTAGAGGACGCCATGGCCGATCTAGCCGTGGTTTTTCACTGGGCACCAGATGACATGGATCAGCTGGGCCTGCAGGAACTGATGGACTGGCGCGAACGGGCGCGGATTCGGAGTAGTGTCGATGGGGAATGATCTGCAACTGCGCGTGCTGCTCAGCACCATCGACAGAGCCAGCGGCCCCTTGAGGAAAATCAACACGAGCGGACAGGAAACCGCACGCGTCCTCAAGGCTGCCCGCGACCGTTTGAAGGAACTCACCAACCAGCAAAAAGACGTCAGTGCCTGGCGCTCCCAGCGAGCCGCTGCCGATCAGACCAAACAATCCCTCGACGCCGCCCGTGAACGGGTCAAGGCCCTAAGCCAACAATTTGCAGCAACCGGCGCACCTACCAGGGCCATGACCAGGGACTTTCGCGCCGCCGTGCGCGAAGCACAGCGCCTAAAGCAGGAACACCAGCAGCAAGGTGTACAACTTCAAGGCCTACGCACCCGGCTCTACGACGCGGGCATCAGCACCAAGAACCTCAGCAGCCACGAACGCCAATTGCGTGAGCAGATCGGTGCCACCAACAACTCTATCAGCGAGCAAGGCCGGCGCTTGCGTGCGCTGAATGCTCATCAGGAACGGATGGCAAAAGCCCGCACTGCCATCAACAACAACTACAGTCGGCACAAACAATTCGCAGGAAATGCTGCCATCGGTGGCGCCGCCGGTATGGGTGCTGGCTACGCCATCGGACGCGGTCTATATGCCCCATTACAAGAAGGCAAAAACTTCGCGCTCGAGGAAAACCGCGTTGCAGCCTTGGGGTTGGGTCAAGAAGACACCAGCAAAGCGATCGACTTCGCCAAGCGCATGAAAACCTACGGTACCAGCGTCACCGAGAACCTGACGTTGGTCCGAGACGCCATGACCGTGTTCGCCGATGAGCATGAAGCGGAGATGGTCGCGCCGACCCTGGCAAAAATGAAATTTGCCAACCATGCCATGTACGGAGAGGAAGAAGGCTCCGAGAACGAACGCAAGTTCATGGATATGCTCAAGGTGATCGAGCTGCGCGGCGGCCTGGCCAGCAAAGAGGCGTTCATCAACCAGGCCGATATCGTGCAGCGCATCCTCACTGCTACGGGCGGCCGCGTCGGTCCAAATGAATGGCTGAACGTAATCAAAACAGGTGGCGTTGCGGCCAAAGGCATCAAGGACGAGGCGTTCTACTACCAGATGGAACCACTGGTACAGGAGATGGGTGGCCACCGCGTGGGTACGGCCATGATGAGTGCCTATTCCAACATCTACCAGGGCAAGACCACCAAGCGCGCCGCCAACAACATGGAGAAGCTGGGGCTGGTCGATCCTGCCAAAGTCGAACACGACAAGGCCGGACAAATCGCCTTTCTCGACGTTGGAGCCATCAAGGGCAGCGAGCTATTCCGGGAAAACCAGTTTGAATGGATGGAAAAAATCCTGTTGCCGCAACTTGCCGCCAAGGGGATCACGGATAAGAAACAGGTACTGGATAGCATCGGTAGCATCTTCTCCAACCGCACCGCGTCGAACCTGTTCGCCCAGATGTACCTACAGCGTGAGCAAATCCACAAGAACGCCAAGCTGAACGCAGGGGCTGATGGCATTGATCAGCTCTACGACAAGAGCATGAACACGGCTCAAGGCACAGAGTTGGAACTGCTCGCTCAGCGCGCCAACGCCTACAGAGAGATGAGCGAGGCCATTCTTCCGACCTATGTCCAGGCGCTGAAAAGCATCACTGGGGTAATAAAAAACATCACGGGCTGGATGAAAGAAAACCCGACCGCAGCCGCAGCCATGATGAAAACACTGATGGTGGTGGGAGTGTTGGCCGGTACCTTCGGCATCCTGGCCTTAACATTGGCAAGCTTGATCGGCCCGTTTGCTGTCATCAGCTATGGCATGGGACTGTTCGGCCTAAAGGGTGGTGGCGTCATATCCGTGGTGCAAAGGATGCTTCCAACATTGACGGGGCTAGCCAAAAACGCAATCCCAATGTTGATGCAGGGCGTCCGTATGCTGGCCGTGACCATGGGTGGGGCGTTACTGACCGCTGTACGGACGGTGGGCATTGCTTTATGGGGATTGGCCGCCAACCCAATTGTTTTGATCATTGCTGCCGTTGTGGCTGCCCTTGCCGGCGGCGCCTACTTGATCTACAGGAACTGGGATGCAGTGAAGCTGTATTTCAGCAACGCCTGGACTGAAATCAAGGCCGGCTTCAGTAGCGGGATCGGCGGGATCATCACCGTACTGGTTAACTTCAGCCCTCTCGGATTGATCTACCAGGCCTTCGCAGGTGTACTCAGTTACCTGGGCGTTGAGCTGCCGTCACGCTTCACCGAATTTGGCAGCATGATCGTCAACGGGCTGGTGAATGGTCTGCTGTCCGGCCTGGGCCTAGTGAAGGACACCATCGTATCGATCGGCGATTCAACGATTGGGTGGTTCAAGGAAAAGCTTGGCATTCACAGCCCCTCGCGAGTATTTGCAGAGCTGGGTGGCTTCACGATGGCTGGCTTGACCCAAGGACTGGAAGCCGGCGAGAAAGGTCCTGTTGGGGTAATCAACAATCTCAGCAAGCAAATCACCCAGGCCGGGCAGTTGTCCTTACCCGTACCGGTTGTTCCTGCTCCTCTGATCGGCACAACGAGCCCTGATATCCAATCGGCTCCAAACGTGCGGCTCAGCGACGCCAGAAGATTTGCACTTGGTCCCATGGCGGTGGAAAGACCACCTGTTGAAAACGTTACAGCACCAGGAACTCAAAAACCTGAATCAACAGTTATGACTCTCGGACCGTTGTCGATGCCGCCTTTGGCGATCGACTTAAGCTCAATTGAAGGTCTGACCTTTCCCGGCAAACAAATGACCGAAATGAAGGCGCTGGCTCTTGGGCCTGCGGTTTCACCCCCGCCACTCGTTGAAAAATCGCCCTACGCGGAACTACACACCCCAGACAAGCCGTTCACTCCCTCAGCAGCCAGCACTCCGCAACCGGCAACATCACTTGATGACAACCCTCTGACCGCCTTGATCAATTTCGGCAAACAGTTCATCACCGCCGGCACGTTGGCGCTGGGAGCAGTAGCGACACCAGCACTTGCCATTGATGAACGTCCTCCAATTAGCCCGGTGACGGCGCCAAGCTATGACAGCCATGACCATTATGAAATCAACATCCACCCCACACCGGGGATGGACGCACAAGCGATTGCCAGGGCTGTGCGTGCCGAGCTGGCCCGCGTCGACAGCGAAAAAAGCGCCCGCAAGCGCAGCAAACTATCTGATCTGGAGTAGCCGCCCATGATGCTTGCCCTCGGAATGTTCGTTTTCAGCCTCTCCACCGCCGCCTATCAGGAACTCCAGCGCCAGACGGAGTGGCGTCATGCGAGCAATAGCCGAATAGGCACGGTGCCTGCACGGCAATTTCTTGGCCGTGGGGATGATGCCATCACCCTGCCGGGCATCATCTTCCCCGAACTTGCAGGAAGCCCCGTCAGCCTGGACGCGATTCGGCTGATGGCCAATACAGGGAAAGCCTGGCCGATGGTTGAAGGCAGTGGCCGTATTTACGGTCTCTGGGTGATAGAAAGCCTGAGTGAGAACAGGACCATTTTC